CTCTAAGCACCAGAGACCCCATGAGGTAAACCAACAGATTGCCAAGTCTGTGCGTCCCCAGTTGCCCCGTGACGGGTCTGCTGGCATGGAAAGATGGCAGCCTGGCACATTGCCTATGGGCGGGTTTAGGTCAGTGATTGACTTCTCTGGAACGCCTAGCTACAACACCAAGAAGTCACCTACATCTGGTGGCGGTGGAAAGGTTTACTAAAATGGCAAATAACATTCCGTTTCAAGCAATGGGCAACACGGTTAGGATGGTTGTTAATGATGCTGCAAACACGCAATCCAATGTGTTTACTATCCAATCCAACAGTCCTTGCCAACAATATTACTTGGCAAATGCTGACACAAACTCTGCGGTGTATGTGCAGATTAACGCTACCAGTACTTTTAACATTGCGTTACCAGACGCTGGTCCGTGTCCAGTCATAGCACTGCCACCTTATTCGTACAAGGTATTCACAAACATACAGGTAGGACCTGGTGCAAATGTGTATGCAAAAATCATTGGAGATGCTGCCAATGCCACTTGCTACATCACACCTGGAGAGGGGTTCTGATTGGACCCAATCACGATATTTGCAGCCTGTAAAGCAGCGCACGCAGGTATTCGTGAGTGTATTGACCTTTACCAAGACTTTAAGAAAGATGGTAAGGACGTATCAGATATTGTTCAAGATGTAGGCCAGCATCTAGGTGCGTTCTTTACCCATCAAGAAGCCTTTAAAGAGGCTGAGAAAGAAGCCAAGAAGAAGCCCTTAGCCAAGAACATCTCTATCAATGAAGAGGCAATGAACCGCATATTGCGTCAACAGCAGATAGAGCAGATGGAGACAGAATTGCGAGAAATGATAATATACCAGGTCGGAATGCCTGGTCTTTGGTCAAAATTCGTTGATATGCGTGAAATAGTTAGGAAAGAGCGAGAAAAAGTCGAGCGTGAACAAAAAAAGCTCTGGAGTTGGCTGCCCTCAAGAGACGGCAGTTCATCGACAAATGGCAAGTACGTGCATCGTTACTTGCTGCTTGCTTTGTCCTCCTGACTGTCTTTGCACTATTGATGTACGGGATTCACTTAGACTACCAAAGAATTAAGGAGCACAGGAATGGATTGGCTTAAAACACTAGCACCTACCATAGCCTCATGCTTGGGCGGTCCACTTGCTGGCATGGCAGTTGAGGCCGTCTCTAAGTCTCTAGGGATTGACCCTAATGCCGTACAAGACACTATCAACTCAGGAAAACTCACGGCTGACCAAATAGCCAGTATCCAGAGTGCTGAGATAGCCCTAAAAGCAAAAGCTCAGGAGATGAACCTAGACTTTGAGCAATTGGCTGTACAAGACAGAAAGTCTGCTAGGGATATGCAGACTACCACCAAGTCTTTTATTCCTCCCCTACTGGCTCTAATCATCACTCTAGGCTTCTTTGGTATCCTAGTGGGTATGATGACAGGAAAAGTGACCTCTAGTGATGCCTTGATGCTCTTATTGGGTTCTCTAGGCACCGCCTGGACTGGGGTGATTAGTTTCTATTTTGGGAGTTCTGCTTCTAGCCAGAACAAAGACCAGTTACTTCACCAGAGCACGCCAACAAAATGACGATACTTACCGAACACTTTACCCTAGAGGAGCTGACCCATACTGACCATCGGGAGTTGGACAACAACCCCAGTGAGTATGAGAAAGCTAACCTAATGCGCTTGGCTGAGTTTCTGGAGTTGGTGAAAAAGACTCTAGATGGCAAGCCTATTATGGTGAACAGTGCCTTTCGCAGTGAGGCCGTCAATACAGCCTGTGGATCAAAATCTACCTCACAGCATAGGTTAGGTTGCGCTGCTGACCTGAGAGTACCTGGTATGACCCCAGATGAAGTGGTCAAGGCTATTATTGCGAGTGACTTACAGTATGACCAAATTATTCGTGAGTTTGACCGTTGGACTCATATATCTGTGCCTAATAGTCCTAATGACAAACCTAGACTACAACGGCTCATAATTGACCGCAATGGGACACGTTTATATGCCTAGAAAGTCAGGTCCAAACCTATCAGTAGGCCGAGGAGAGAAACTCCCAGTATCCAAAGGGGGAGGCTTGACAGCCAAAGGACGAGCAAAATACAACAAAGCAACAGGGAGCAAGCTAAAAGCACCCCAAAAGTCAGGACCAAGGCATAAATCATTTTGTGCTCGTAGTTCTGGTTGGACTGGAGAAAGAGGGCGTGCTGCCCGTAAAAGATGGGGTTGTCGTTAAGGAGCTGGTAAGAGTCCACCTTCAAACAAATACGTCCCAAAGTGCCCTAATTGCGCCCAGGGTGCTGCCCAAACCTTTAGTCCTGCCTCTCTAGCCTTCCAGCAGAAGAAATAGTCCTCAGACAGCAGTCTCTCTGTGCCTGGTTCAATAGCACAGGCAAAGTATTCTGTGATCCACTCTTGTTGTTCTACGCCTTGGCCTATAAAACCCACGTCATTCTTGTACTTGTTGACCACCTTCTTCATGCGTTCAAAAGTCCTTCTCTTGATCAACATGAACCCTGTGCCACCATTAAAGATTTCCACAGGCTTGTCCACAGGCACAGTAACTGATCCTTGATAGTCTTTTAAGTTGATCACTAGGCTACCTGTTCTATTCTTCCACTGGTCAACAGGTATACCTTCAGCAGCTGCTTGTGCAACGCCTCCCCAGTTGATTTCTTTCTTGGGGTAGATACCGCAGATGATGTCTTTGTCTGCCTGGATCATCTTCACCAGGTCAGCCCCGTTGAACTTGATGTCAGCGTCTATAAACATCAGATGGGTGTACTGCTTGTTCGTCATAAACGTGTGCGCTAAAGCGTTCCTACCCCGCTGTATGAGGCTTTCGTTGAACATGGCAGAGAACCCCATGCTAATGCCGTTAGATTGCAGTGTGTGACCCAGAGTAATCAGGGATTGGGTGAAGTAGCCTGTACACATTCCCCCGTACATAGGGGTAGCCACAAACACGTTTGTCTTCTTCTCTTTCTTCTCAGGTTTTACTTCTACGACTTCTTTTTTCTTGCGAGTTGCCATGATTTGTTCCTTGTTTAGTTAGAAAAGGCATACTGTGGATTACAGGGGTATGCCAGCTCCTGTCCTAACTCCTGGGATTGCCCCAGAGTTCGCATCCACTGCTATGTTTGGTGGGACGTGCGGGGATCGAACCCACGACAAACGGATTAAAAGTCCGCTGCTCTACCAGCTGAGCTAACGTCCCTCTTTTTGACCGTCTTTGAACCCTTCTGAGTAAGCTAGTGTCCACAGCTCTTGTAGACTCATGTTAATAAATCTCACGAGATGTCTTCTATTCTCAGAACATATTTGCCCGTCTTCAAAGACTTCCTCCAGCCGTGGACGTGTATCTTGATGTTGGCTTTCCTGACCCATGAGACAGTCTCACTTTCTTGTATCTTCTTGATTCTTGTAGACACTGCGCTGGCAGTCACTTGCACCGCCAGCACCTCATTGTCTTTGATCGCCAGAAGATCGCACCACCCCCACAGGTCCTGTCTAATGCGTGCAAATGGATTCCAATGCTCGACTATAGACACTAGATAACCTTCCTCTCTGAGGTAGGCTAGAGACCGCTGGGTGGGGCTGATCTTCTTAGTAACCATCAGAAGGGGATTGAATCGTCTTCATCACGGGGTTTGTGAACCTTAGCGTAACCAGGAGTCACCTCACGGTCTTGCATCTTGATACCCTGTTCTTGCAGACGTTTCTTCTTTAGCCAGTTGTCTTCTTTAATGCTGAGTAGGGTGTTGCCTCTAGAGGTGTCCTTTTTCCAGGCACCAAGATACAGTTTTTCACCCCGTTTGTAGTCCATTTCTAGGAGAACGTAACCAGAATAGTCTGGTGACATCTCATGTTTTCGGTCTGCTACCTCGTTCCAGTACATGACACCCTTACCAGGGGTTTCTGGATAGCCACCTACGGCTGGTTTCTTTTCATATGGCATGGTTTTCTCCTTATAAATCTATGGTTTCTGCGTCTGTGGGAATGTGAGTTGCTGGGTCTACACCAGCTTGGGCAATAGCACTTCTGAGCAAAATGCGTTGGTGTGCGCTGAACTTGTCTACAACCATCTGGTTGCAAACGTACAAAGACATGATCTTGTCTGTCTTCTCTTGTACTTTCAGCTTTGCACTGCCGTTAATACGCTCTACAAGCCCCGCATAAGCCTCTATCCACTCTTCTGGCGTGTGGTGGGCACTGTGTGCCTCTTCTAAATTTGGAACGAATAGAGGCCATTCTGCGTCTAATTGTTGTTTAACCACTTCTTTAATGATCTCAACTGGAGACGGTGGTACAGCAGCTTGTTCTTGTCTGGGAGGCTGGAAATCCTGTACTTCTTCAGGCGTGTAGACACCGACAACGCAGCCTGGATAGACCGATCTGATACCCTCAGAGACGCACCTAGCACGCAACATTGCCCTGGGATAATTGCGCCAGTT